CTCATCTGGTATTGGTTCTACAGATCCATCTCCAGTTCAAGTTGTGGGATTTGGAACAACTGCAATTACAACTAGCAAGTTATTCATACAGACACAAGAATTAGGTGGTCAAGAAAGAACGCAATTAAATGAATTAGTCGTATTGAATGATAGTGAGGAAGTATATCTTTTAGATTATGCTCAAATGATTAATGAGAACACATCTCCAACTAATTCTCCAAGTGTAGGACTTGGAACCTTTGGTGCTGATGTGAGATCTGGTATCACAAGTGTTTATTTTACACCAGAAACTGGAATTGGTGTAACCATGAGAGTTCATCAGGTAGCAATTGGAGGAACTGCAACTGGAATTGGAAGTACAACAATATCACTTACTGAGATATTAACTACCACAACTAATATTGCAGCAACAGGAACACCACAACCAACAAGAATCAGTGGAATTAATTCAAATACTTACACTGCTTTTGATGCATTAATTGAAATACATGACACAACAAATGATCGATATGCTGTTACTCAAGTAACTGCAATTCATGACACTATTACTCCACACTTTACAGAGTTTGGTTACATGGATAACTTCTCCACTAATGTTACTAGTTTCTCTGGTATCGGAACTGTTGGTGTTGGATATTCATCTGTAACTGGTGGTGATATTGAACTTCGATTAACTCCTCCAGCAAATACAGCAATCACAACTAAGGTATTCCAGTATAACTTTAATGAAACTGGAACTGGTGGTGTTGGTTTAGTTACATTCACAGACTCTAGATTAAAATCAGCTGAGGGATCATACACTGGAACTGAAAATGATGTTAAATTCTCATTCAATCTAAAACATACTGGTGATTCAATCTTCCACAAAACATTTGATTCATCTGATACCTCAGTTGTTGATGTTACAAATAACACATTTGTAGTTAATAATCATTTCTTCCAGACTGGTGAAGAATTAACATACACACCAACAGGTGCTGGTACAACGATGAGTATTGGTATTGCTGCAACAACAGTTGTAGGATTTGGTAATACTAATAAGTTACCATCGAAAGTGTTTGCTGTTAAGATTGCAGAGAATAAATTTAAAGTCGCTGCCAGTGCAACTGAAGCACTCCAAACAGTTCCTTCAGTTTTAGACATCACAGCTGTTGGTGTTGGAACAACACATTCATTTACATCTAAAAATCTTAACTCCAAAGTTTTAGTTACTCTTGATAATAACATTCAAAGTCCAGTCATACAATCACCAATCAACACAAAACTATCGTTTGATGCAGTAACAACAACTGACTTTGTGACTTTGACAGGTATATCCTCATTCTTCTCTGGTGATGTGATTAAAGTAAATGATGAGTTCATGAAGATTGATACAGTTGGTATTGGATCAACAAATCAACTTCTTGTAAAGAGAGCTCAATTAAATTCAGCTCTTGCAAATCATAGTGCTGGTGATACTGTCACTAAGTTCTTAGGTAATTATCAAATAGTTAAGGATACAATTAACTTTACAGATGCACCAAAAGGTGAAAAAGGCCCATCTGGTTTAACTACAACATCTACTTTTGTTGGTCGTGTATTTACACATACTGGTATTCCTGGCGGAACTCAAGAGACTTACTCTAATAACTTTGTATTTGATACTGTTGAAGATCAATTTACAGGAATATCAACTAACTTTATTTTAAAATCTGAGGGTCAAAATGTTACTGGATTTGCAACTAACACAGGTGTAATTCTTCTAAATGAAATATTCCAAAATCCAAATGATGATTATATTATATCTGAAACTGCTGGTATCACATCTGTAAGTTTCACAGGTGTCGGTGTTACAAATAACTACGATGTAAATGTTTCATCAGTTCCTAGAGGTGGTGTTATCGTATCAGTTGGTGAGAGTGAATCCTTTGGATATCAACCATTAGTGGCAGCTGGTGGAACTGCAATCGTATCTGCTGCTGGCACCATTACATCAGTATCAATTGGTAATAGTGGATCTGGATATCGTGTTGGATTACAAACTAATATTCTTGTGAGAGCTGTCACAAGTTCTGGTGTTACCACAATTGGTAAAGCAAACGTCAGTGCTGGTTTAGTTACATCTGTGACAATCACAAGTGGTGGATCAGGATTTAGTCAATTATTACCACCAACTCTTGAATTTGAGAAACCACTTAATTATGAAAACATAAGATTGATTGGTAGTTCTACAGGTATTGGTGCATCTGTATCAGTTCGTGTTGGTGCTGCAACCAGTATGATTAGTTTTGATATCACAAACTTTGGATATAATTATAAAATTGGTGATGTTCTAACTGTTGAAAGGGGTGGTCAAGCTGGTATTCCAACTGATGCATCAGCAGGGTCTTCATTCAAATTATTCAATTTAACTGTATTAGATACATTTAATGATAGTTTCGCTGGATTCACATTTGGTGAATTAGAAAAATTAAACACATTTGAAGATTTATTTGACGGAACTAGAAGAACATTTCCAATTACTAAAACCATCGGTGCAGCAGAAACTCCGATTACTTTAAGATCTGCAAAAGGATCTCCAATTCGTGTTGAGGATAACTGTTTAGTATTTTTAAATGATATTCTTCAAATTCCTCGTGAGAGTTATGTATTTAATGGCGGATCTCAAATAACATTCTCAGAAGCTCCAAAGTCTGATGATAGATTAAGAATTTATTATTATCGTGGATCTGATCATGATGTAATTGATGTTGATATTTTAGAAACAGTTAAAACTGGTGATAATCTTACAATTAATAAGTATCCTGATGTTGGATTAGATGATGCATTCCAACAAGAACAAAGAACAGTTACTGGAATCACAACCTCTGATACAGTTACCACTAACACTTACATCGATGCTGGAATCACAACTATCAGGACACTTCAAAGACCAGTAACTTGGAAAAAACAAATACAAGATGTAGTTGTTAATAATATTGGGATTGGTAAGGATAGAGTTGAATTAGAGCCTGGTATTCGACCAACTGCATACTTAATTAAGAGTGTGTCTGCTGGTTCGACTGAAATATTTGTAGACTCAGCAGTTCCATTGTTCAATCAAGTTGATGATATTGTTGAGGTTAAACAAAGTGTTTTAGTTCTTGATCGTACAACTAAGACTGGTGTTGCTGCAACCGCAATAGTTTCTGCGACTGGTGGAATATCAACAGTTTCTATCTCAAATGGTGGATCTGGATACACTGCATCACCTCATGTATCAATTGGAATTACAGCTGGTATTGGAACAATTCATGCTGGTATTGGAACAACAACAACAAATGCGACTGCGATTGCAACTGTATCTGGTGTTGGAACAATATCTGCGATTACAATTACTAATGCTGGTGCTGGATATACAAATACAAATCCACCATTGGTTATGGTTGAACCAGAATCAGTAACTCAAGATAAATTATCAAGTATTAAATATCAGGGTGATTTTGGTGAAGTGGTTGGAATTGGAACATCAACTGTTGCTGGAATTGGAACAGCATTACAGTTTGATTTGTTTATTCCAAAGGGATCTGTTCTTCGTGATACATCAGTGGTAGGAAGTGCTGTAACTGTAAGTGGTATCGCATCTGGATATTACTTTACCGTATTTGATAGTAATGTGGGAAGTGGTTTAACATCCTATGATAATCCAATTGGAATTACAACAGTTGGAATCGGAACTTCCTTCCTAGATAATATATACAAAGTGCATAGTGCTAAAACTATACAAGGGCCTGCTCTTGGTATTGGTGCAACTGCTTTAAGAAGAGTGACCGTGAGTGTTAGTTCAACTGAAGGTATCGGCATTGGAAGCGGATCATTTGGTAAATTCTCATGGGGTCGTTTACACGACTTTGTTAAGGATGGCACTAGTGCGTTCACAGCAATTACTGATGATGGTATCACAGGAATTAAAACTGGCCCCGTGATCATCAGAACAAGGGATTTAAAAGAGTCCTTTACCTAATATAAATAAAAACAAAAAGTCATTGATAAAATGTCAGCAATTATAACTGATCAACTGCGAATATTAAACTCTGAGAATTTTGTAGCGGGGATAGCTTCAACTACGAACAGTTATTATGCGTGGATTGGTCTTCCTAACCCAACAGATTTTCAATCAGATTGGAGTGAAAATCCACCAGCACCTAAAGATTCTTTTAGTGAAGAAAGAGATTATTGGGATACAATGATCGCTCTTAAGAAGTTAAATTCGGATGATATTGCAAGAGTTGTTAGAAAGATAACTTGGTCGTCAGGTACAACATATGAAATGTATCGAGATGATTATTCTCGATCAAACTTATCACCACAAACTAGTTCAACTAATTTATATGATACGAACTATTATGTAATGAATCAAAACTTCCGAGTTTATGTTTGTTTACAGAATGGAACGAATCCAGAAAACTCATCTGGAAGACCATCTCTTGATGAACCATTATTCACAGACTTAGAACCAAGATCAGCTGGTGCATCTGGAGACGGATATATTTGGAAGTATCTTTTTACAATTGATCCAAATAGCATAATTAAATTTGATTCAACAAGTTTTATACCTTTACCACAAAGCTGGAGTACAAATAATGATGTTGCTTCGGTAAGAAATAACGCTGCTACAAGTGGTCAGTTAAAGATTGTGACTATTACAAATCGTGGTGTTGGTTATGGAACTGCTGCAACTTACAATAATGTTCCTATTAAAGGTGATGGAAGTGGTGGTAAATGTTCAGTTGTTGTAAATGCTGCTGGTAAAATTGACTCAGTTGAAATTACCAATGGTGGTTCTAATTATACTTTTGGTTCAGTCGGACTAAATGATGTTGGATTAACTAACCCATCAGGATCCACAGATGCTGCATTTAATGTAATCATACCACCTCAAGATGGTCATGGTGCTGATATTTACAGAGAATTGGGTGCAAATCGTGTTTTAATATACTCTCGTTTAGAAAACGATACATCAAACCCAGATTTCATTACAGGAAACCAGTTCTCTCGTGTTGGTCTTTGTCGTGATCCTCTTGCATTTGGATCATCAAATATATTAACTTTACAAAAAGCAAGTGCTGTATACGCATTAAAATTAACTGGTGCTGGATCAACAACTACAACATTTACAGCTGACTCTGAAGTAACTCAGGAAATTGGTATTGGATCAACTGCTGTTGGTCGTGTGATTAATTATGATTCTCAAACAGGTGTTCTTAAATATTGGCAAGATCGTAGACTTGCGATATCAACTGATGGATCTGCACCAACTTATGGATTTGAACTATTCAGATTTAATGCTGATCCTGCTGCTGGTGCTGGAACTACTATATTTGGTGGAACAAATAATTTAACCATAGATACTAATTTTGGAACCTCCGAAGAGCCTGGTCTGTCTACATCAATAAATAGTAGGACTTTCAATTTAGGAATGAGTTTTGTGAAAGGTGTCGCCAATCCTGAAGTTGAAAAATATAGTGGCGATATCATATATGTAGATAACAGAGCTGCAGTAACTCGTAGTTCCCAACAGAAAGAAGACATCAAGATCGTACTGGAATTTTAAAGAATCATGCCACAGGAAACAAATCTTAACGTCAATCCATATTTTGACGATTTTGATAAAAATAAAAACTTTTATCGAGTTCTTTTTAAACCAGGCTCGCCTGTTCAAGCAAGAGAATTAAGCACTTTACAATCGATTTTACAAAATCAGATTGAACAGTTTGGTACGCACTTTTTTAAAGAAGGATCAAAAGTAATTCCAGGCAACTTAAGTTATGATAATAACTTCACATGTGTTCAAATTGATGAGAATTTTTTAGGTATATCTGTTTCCTTATACTTAGATCAACTAATTGGATTAAGAATAACAGGTGCAAGATCAGGTGTTACTGCAACAATTAAAAAAATATTATCCAAAGAAGATTCTGATCGAGGAAATATAACTCTTTATATCAAATATGAAAAATCTGGTGATGATTTTACACAAGAAAAATTTGATGATGGTGAGAGTTTA